TATCGAGGTTATCGATAGCAGTCTGGACTTCTGGTTTAGGTTGAGGCATATTTTCTAAAACTGCTTTTCGCATAACATCAACGCTCTGACCTGATTGAACCATCTGCCTAGCAAGATCACCTTGAGCAAATTGCTCACCGATTGCCGTTACTTCTTGGATTCTTTTTACTTCAGCATCACGGGTTTGGCTTTTTACAGCTTCAACATCAATTTGTGGAGCTTCCGTTGCTTTAATTTCTTCAGTCATTTTTTTATCCCTTTCAAGATATTGGATAGAGGTTTCTATTGCTTCCCCATTTTCCGATCTGCCTATGCCAACCGTTGGATCTGCTGCAATTGCTACTAAGCTTATTTCCATCGGTTCCCAATCGGTCGCTCGAAATATAGAGGAATCTTTTTCACCCTCTTCCGTTAATTTATGTATTTGATACCCGACCGATATTCCTGATCTGATACCGTCTTTAACATCTTGAAAAATCTCGTTAGCCCGATCAGATTTTCCAAACCTGACCTTTGCTCGTGCCACACGACCGGCTACCTCAACGCTTTCAACCTTACCGACTAAATCATCGGGGTTATGATTGACCAGTAACGCCCCGGAACTTCTCAAGCGACCAAGCCTGATAGATTTGGGATCATGGTCAAGAACTTCCGTCCCGAATCGCCTTTCCACAGGCTCTTCAGAACTAAATGATAAATTTATTGTTCGCTCCTCTTGCTCTATCTCACCAACTTCGGCTTGACGGTAAAGAGTTCGAGTTTCAATTGTCTTGTTCATTTGCCGTTTCCTCTATGATTGGATTTATCTGATTTATATCTATTCCGATTTTTTTTGCCATATCTGCTTCGGCTTTAAGTTGGTCGAAAACTTCTTCGATGTCTTTTCCTTTATCAGCCAATACATCGGATCGGCTTTTTGTTCCCATCTGAATTTCTTGCAGATTTGCCTTTGCATCTTTTAATGGATCAACCCATTCCCACCCTCTCGCTTGCCATTTTGGAGTTGAGAATTTATCGAATCTTTGTTGAGGAATTGACCCTAGCTGACCGTTTATAAACGCTAACCGCAACCACTCTAAATAAACATCTTGATGGAAGTGTTCTATCAACCAACTTTGAAGCATTCGCCAATTTTGTCGCTCCTCTAAAACTCCAGAACGGATTGAAGAAAAATTTACTCCTTCAAGATCAGAGGCGAGTGAGTTATAAGAAACATTCAGCCCGGATGCGATACCTCGGAGAGTAGATTTTATAAATGGTGCAAAATTACCACTAGGATGATTAGGATCGAAACTTTGAAAATCCATACCCGGAGGTAAAAGCTCCATCGTTCCTGGGGCAGCTTCCGAAACTGTATTACCCATCGAATCTATATCATCCCCAACATATCCCTCGCCACTTGCATCCGGTTTAAAAAATCCCATTTTGCAAGCTGATACTCTCGCAGCAACAACTTCAGCCTCTTCATACTCGCCTAGTTGATGCAATCTTGTCATAGCTGAAGCAATCCAAGGAACTCCCCTTGTTTGCCCAGGACGATTTGTTACAAACAAATGAATAATATCTTCAGCCGGGATAGCGTTGTAATGTTTCCCTAAAAGGGAAGTAGTGTTTTCGCCTGGATGGTTTTGCAACAACCAATATTTGACAGGTCGTTCCCATTGATCGATCTCGACTCCCATCTTGATTCTGTTGCCGTTTTGCAAATCATTGTTTAATTCTTCATCCAAGTGGTCGCACTCAATTAATTGCAGCGCATATCCGAATGGATTATCAGCCCCCCTAATTTTCCTGATAAGGATTTCTCCGTCTCTCGCAACTGTCTCAATCACGCACCTTTGCATGTCCACCCAGGAGAGTTTTCCGTTAACAGAGCAAGTCGATTTTTTCCCCCATAGCTTCCAAGATTTTTCGATTGATTCGTTGTCTAACTTGTCAAAAGTTCCATCGGGTCGTTTTGCTTTGGACTGCATAATAATCCCGTTTGTGCCGATCACATTTGTTTTACACATCTCCCCATACTTGCGAGCGTAATCGTTATTCCGTGACAAGTCCCTCGACCTCGCCCTCATGTTGCGGAGGTTGCCTTTAATCGCTTCGTCCGCAGTCTTAGGAGAGGTTGTCCAATTGTTGAGCAAACGGTTAATAGCTCCCGCATCATATGAACGTCTACGACTAGGCTTTTTATTCCTTTTAAAAATATCAAATAGTTTCATTAACTAAACCTCGTCAAGATGCGCTTGCGAGTCCCAAGTCCGTTATTAATTCGCTCGTTATCTAGCTCCGATTCATAAATTCGTTTCCATCGTAAGTATTCCACTCGTATTTGATCGGCTGAAAGTTTGCTAATTGACCTTCCGGCTATTGAGTAACTTAATTGCTCTAAAGTCTTATTAGTAATCTGGTTCGCAAATAAAGCCTCGTAACCATCAACCATTTTTTTAGCGACTGACCTTTGATCACTTCCCGAACTTTGCTCTGCATAGTCGGTCAAGATTTCTATCGTCCCCTCATCAACGATGTAAACTTCCGATGAGCTTCTTGCCTCAACTGACCAACTATAAACGCCAACTACATAAGCCGATGTTGTTCCATGTGCTAAAGTGACAGAATGATTTGCGGTGCTACCGTCTTGGATAGAGTTGAAAACTATTCGAGTTCCATCTTTGACCAATGTGTAATAAAGCGTATAAGTCGGAGCGGGAAAATCTGATAAATCAGTCCGCTTCCATTTCACCGTCTCCCCGGCATGAAACTTTAAGGGTTCTGTTTCTGGTGGTGTATTTGGATCGGGTACATCAAAAGCCATTATCTGAATCCTCTTACGAAATTGTTTGCCCCTTTAAAGTTCTTTCGGGGTCTAGTTTCTCGGTGCATTTCTTTACCCTCGACTTTTCCTTCGAGCGTTTTAACGATCCCCTCAAAATTAACATTTAAAATTTTAAGAGCTGCAAAGTTATAGCCAAAAATATCGAGTGCCTCGTTACGTTTCTTGTTCTTCTTCATTACCCATTTCCTGGTAGGGATTCCCCTGATAAAACTCGTTACACAATGCTCGGCTGTCAACATATCGAAATATTCTTTGTTGTAGCTAGAGGGGAAATGACAATAACCCGCACCCTCTTCCTCAATTCCTAAACGTCCAAAAATTGTGTCCTTAATTGTGTCTGTCCCAAGAATATAAAAAACGGCTCCTGTCCGTTTGTCTTGTGATCTTTTCGCTATTATTGGTTGTCCACTTTGGGACGATCCTTTGATCGGGTAGACCCTGGAAGGTTGATGCTTCCGGCAATATTCATACACGCTTTGAGTGAATGCACCCGAATCGACCACAGTACAAGCGGACTTCAAGGTTACACCGTCCACCGTTTTGAACTCTCTAAGAAGTTGCTGATCGAGACTTTCCCAAAGTTCGATGCTTGCCGGATTTCCTGGTATCTTCAGATAATCAAGACCCCAACTTTCCTCATTCAAACCCCAACCTCTAAACTCAAGCTCAATCCGATCCGCTTGTACATCCACAGCTACGGTGATAACTAAAACTCCATCTGGTAAATGACCCAATGGATATATTTCTCGCCTTCCCATTAGTTGAGTCTCATCATGCGTATCGCCTTGAGTCTCAAAACTTTCGCCCAGGGAAGTATTGATGAAAACTTTCAACGTCTCCGGGTATTTCTTTTGCTCTAAGAATTTTGTTACCATTTCCGACCATCTAACCCAAGGGCTATAAAGTTCGTTTAAGTGAAACCCTGCTATTCCTGTGAAAGTCTGCCCTGCTTCCCATTTGCCTTTTAAAATCATTCGGTTCTTGTCACGTTCTTCAATAGTTTTTTCGCAGCTATCACAAACCATGTGAGCGGTCGATGGCTTGTCTTTGTCCCATCTGCAATTAGCCCATCTTAAAACTTGGAACACTTCACAATGGGGGCAAGGAACTTTATATTTTCTTTGGTCCGATTCAAGATAAGCAGCTTCTATTCTTGAGGCTCCCTTAATTGTCGGGGTTCCGCACATTCCTATTTTGCGATTATGAAATGTATTGGTTCTTTTTTTTGCAAGGTCGCACGGATCACCCTCTGCCCCCGCAGATATTGGGTAACGATCAGGCTCATCAAGTAGAACGATTCTGATCGGACGGGATGCTAATGATGCAGGGGAATTTGCACCGATCACGGTTAACCGTCCACCGGGAAAACTTTTTGCCAGGATAGTGTTCTCTGAGTTCTTTGCCCTTGGTTCCTTAATCAATTCTTTTAATGCAGGGGTATCTCGGACCATTGGAGCAAACCTATCTTTTGACCAGGTTTGCGCCATTGACAAACTCGGCTGCACCATGAGAATAGGAGCGGGGTCTTGGTGGATGTAATACGAAATCACATTATTTACAAATGATTCAGTTTTACCGATTTGACTCGATGCCATTAAGACCACCTCTTTAACCATTGGATCAGAAAACGCATCCATCCATCCTTTTTGAAAAAACGCACGGGTAATATGAAACCGTCCAGACTCCGCAGAACTCTCAGAACTTAAAAACCTGTATCTGTTAGCCCACTCGCTTACAGTTAACTCGCTTGGAGGTTCCCAAAGTTCAAGAGCTTTTTGCCACGCTCTCTCTCTTGCTGTCGTTTTCTTGTCTATCGTGAGATAGCTCATCTAATGCCTCTAGTATTTCCGCTTTGATTACTTGCTCCATTTCCCTAACATCGTCACAACCTGGAAGCCTGGGTGATATTTTGCTTGGTAATGCGAGCAGTTTTGTTTTGCAAGCTGTTATCATCTGACCCCAATCCGCACCAACTTCATCAACTGGGATTAACTCCCCAGATTTCTTCTTCAATTCCAATTGGGCAAGATCAGCTTTAAATTGTTCGTGCCTAGCCCGTTCAACATAATAATCGGGAGCATCTTTGCTAATGGTTCGATTTTTAACAAAGTCCCGAATCTCATCTTCGTCAACCTTGCCACCCGCATATCTTCTCAATAAACCTTCATTGATGTATTTGATCACCGTTGAACGATGGCAATACAATCTCCTGGCTGCTTCAGTCTGGGAAATTAAGTTTTTATTTTCAGTTGAATCGCTCACTCA